GGTGTGCTCAAGGTTGTTTCTGAGTTTTCACAGAAGGTGATTACGAAGTTACTCGGGCGTTCATTTGCTTGGACTCTCGATTCAGCGAAAGCTGTTGAGTATGAGGCTTGGTGCGATCGGATTAAGGTTCTGATCGATTTTCCAAAGCCTGAATTGGATGTGAGAGCGACAGAGGTGTCGGCTCTTATTGACGAGTGTATAAAGACTGGAGAGGTCTTTGAGAATGATTTAGCGTTGCCTTCCAAGATGATTGGAAATGGCAGTCCTTTGTCACGTGGTATGCGCCAGTTGCGAGAAATGCGTACATTACGTGATCAAGTTGCTGCTACAAAGAGTGATAGAAAACCACCATTTGGAATGGTGGTCTGTGGTAGTCATGGAGTTGGTAAAACGACTGTTATCAATCTGGTGTCGAAGTATATACTGGATAGGATGAAGATAGTTCCGCAGAAGGAGTTTATTTATACTAAACCCATAGATATGAAGTTCTGGGATGGTTATGATAAACAAGAGGTTTTCACGCTAACTGATGTGTTTGGTGTGAATGACCCTAAGATGAAGGATGAGCAGAGGATGCTTTTCCAGAATTTGGTGGATTCTGTGCCCTATAATCTGAATATGGCAGATTTAGATGATAAGGGTGCGGTTCCGCTGAAGGCTGTGATAGTAGCGTTTTCAACGAACAGGATTCCTACCCCTATGACGAAGAAAAATCATGGTGGTGGAGAAATGTATGCTCCTACAGATACAAACTTGACTAATTATGCAGCGTTTGCTAGACGGCAGGCGTTGTATTTTACGGTTAGGTTTGTACCTGAGTGGTGCACTGATGGGAAATTGGATGTGAAGAAGATTCCTAAGGAGGTGGTACCGAGTAGAGATTATCAGGAGGGTACAACCCCTTTTTATGCTGATGCTTTCCAGTTTATGCTTATTAATCCTTTCGATAAAGTACCCGATAATAAGTGGTTGTCATGGAAGGAGTTTATGAGTGTAGTTGATGGAAAAGTTGATGAGTATATGAAAGTGGGTTCTGCCTATGAAGCTTTTACTAGGGATAGGGTTCCTAATAAAGCTTTTGTGTTGCCTCCTGTTGCTAAGACCGAAGTTTTTACTACCAGAATAAGTACTGAGTTTGCAAGTGTTGCGGACTCAGTTTTAAAGATGGTAAATAAGGCTGAGGTTAAGGTAAAGGAAGGTAAGCAGGAAGTTGTAGAGTTCACTAGAAAACCTGCAATTGCAACAGGTATAAACTATCTGCAAGAGATAGCTAGTGCTGGTGTTCGAACGCAAGGTAAGTACAAGAGGGTACTTAGTGATACAGACAGTCATAGTCCCTATAATCGTGCTAGAGAAGCACCTATGGGAGACGGAGATTTGGCTGAGTCAATTTTGTGGTATGTTCAAAACGGTATGGAGCCTGAGAGGTTCCATGGTGATTATGAAGATAAAATGGAGTTGATAGAAATTGCTAAGGCTTATAAGAAGAGAGGTTTTGATATCTTTAGAATTAAGCATATGCTGATTTTTATTATCTGCGCTTATCGTTTAGAGGAAGTCGTGAATAATAGAAGATGGTATACTGCTATTGTGGAGCATGCCGTAACTTTTGTCCCTTTTGTGGCAAAGCTTGCAGCATGTGCTATTTTTGGTTCATTAATTGGATATGGAATGGCAAAGATTCTTTTCTATATAGCAGAGAAGCTTTCGAATCATGGTGATATTGATCCTGATGCTCGTACCGCTAATACGGTTACTGAAGCTCAGTCATTGACGGATCCTAGAGTTCAAAAAGCTAATGTAGTGCATACATTAAAGCCCTCTGATATGAAGTTGCGTTTTAATACAGCGCAATCGGGTTATGGTACTTCTGCAGTTGCTGATATTGGAAGCAGACTTAAATCAAACATGTTTAATATACATGTGTACTATAATGATGAAGATTATATAGAGGTGGGTGTGCTTATGGTAGATAGTAAAATGGGAATAGTCCCTGGCCACGCTTTTGATCAAGTTGATGCAAAAGGTGGTATGAAGAAGTGCTTAGTGTTTTATAAGAATGGAGATCTTGTGGATGCTAAAGTAGTGAAGGGTGTAGGAGTTAGTAAAATAGATTCTACAGTTTTACTCTTTGATAAGGCTGTTCGTGGTGTGAAGGAC